TTACGCTTGCTTTTCTGATTTTGAATTGCAGTCGGATTTATTTTTGGAATTTGAGTAGGCGAAAACATTTAAAATTTTCTTTGTGAGTTCATCTGCGTGGTCTTTGAGAGTGTGCTGGTAAATTCGTTGGAGAGTTTCAACATTCTCCCAGCCGCCTATCTCGGCTATGTATTTGTCGGGGATTCCTTGAGCGTGCAGTTCGGAAGCAAAATAATGGCGCAATGAATGAAATTTGAAATACGGTAATTCGGAATTTTTTCGGCACTTTTTGAAATGGTCGTCAATGATGCCCGGATTGATACCGAAGTGATTCCATTTAAGACATTCTTGTATCAGTTCTCTGTCGAGTGGGACAACACGGTTGCCGGCAAAGCTCTTTGGAGTTTTTTTCAAAATCCAGTTTTTGCCCGAATCCTGAACAAGTGACTTGTTGATTATAACACCGAAGTCTGTAAAATCGTCAGGAGATAGGGCAGATATCTCAGAACGGCGTAAAGATCCGTGACTTGCGAGCAACACGGGAACTCTAACATAATCATCGCAAAAGTCAAGCAATGTGTTGATTTGTTCTGTTGTTGGCACGGCAACTTCAACTTTTTGTTTTTGCGGAAGTCTGATTTTGGATAAATCCAATTGACGATAATACACACTCATTACGGAGTGAAACAATCCGTATATATTTCTAACACTCTTAGGAGAATGTGTAACTGCAAGTTCGCTTACGGAAGCTTGAACAAGTTCGGCGGTGATGTTCCTCAGCTTCATCGGCATAAGCAATTGCAAATATTTATTTTGGTATTGCTCATAACCTCTAATTGTTGACGGACTTGACACACCTTGCTTGATACCTATGTATCTTTCGTATGCCTCTTTAAGCGTGAGGTCGTCATAGCTTGCCGAACTTCTCTGTCTGTTGTGGCTGAACTCCATTGCCATATACTCGGCTTCTTTTTTCGTTTTGGCGGTAAACGATTTATAATGCCATTTACCTTTTTCGTCTTTGAAATCTGGAACTAAAACACGATAGTTGCCCGATTTCAGTTTTTTGGCTTTTGCCATAATATCATCTCCTGTAATGTGGTATCGGCTCTTGTTCCACCAAGTAAAAATGCCGACACCCTTTCAATTTTCCTCGTACTGTTCCAGCAGTACGGGGATTTTTTAATTACCAAACCATTTAAAGGCTCGTCTAAATCCTGCTTCTTCTGCTTCAGCCACCGTCATTGCGTAGAATTCCCCTTTCTTGCTGATTTTAGTAGAATCATATTGTTGGTCGAAAGGCAAATGATATATTTTTGTTTCACCATACATATCACGACCAATATTACATTTTATACATGGGTAATCATCAACTTCAATATTTTCTCTGAATTTTATACCTAAGTATTTTGCCATTTTCTTAGCCATAGGAGATAGTTGAATATTTGTTATTAAAACTCCCTTAACATTTTCTTTAGGGCAATTGTGCTCAATGCAATAACTTGCCATAGTACCATATAGTTGAGTTATATGTTTTTCATGTATTTCTTTTTTTGAACTCCAATATTTACATTGAACTATCAAAACTTTATTACCTTTTTTACATATCAAATCACGACCTAAATCCTCTAATCCCATATATGAACCGAAATAATCAACAGAGTATCCTGACTGTGAATATCTATATCCAATATACAATTCATAATCACGACCAATTTGCCATTTTGATTTTTTATGAGATGCTTTATAACGGTCTAAAGCCAATTGATTTCTTTCCACGGTAGATAAACTGTTATATTCTTCTTTAGACAAATAGTCACGAGTTGGATCATAATCGGGTAATTCATTGACATCTATAATCGGCAAATCATTATAATCCGTTTCAATAACATCTTGTAACGAGGGAAATAGATTGAGTAGGTACGATAATTGGTATAACGCTTCTTTATTTTTTTCAACCATAGCTTTTGCGTCGTGACGAATATCACGAATGGATTTAACTTTTTTCATCCGTTGTTGATTATATCCCCAGTCAAGTTCTTTAGCTAAATGTTCAAGTCCGTAAGTTTCATAATCAGCTACTATTTTGGTCATATACGGAATTGCTGTCAAATTTGATTGTGCAGATTCCAAAAAGGAAATTTTATTTTTTAGTAGTATAATTTGTTTAACATAGTCAGCATCGCTTATAATATCTGATAGTATTTTGCTGGCACGGTTTCCGGATGGATTGATAGATTTTATTAGTTCATCAACCTGAGCATACTTTCTTTTCAATTTTTCATACTCTAAATTGGTCTTATCGTCCAAGCGAGAACTGAGATATTTAATGCTTTTTTCAATCTTTAAAAGTTTAATATTGGTCTCACTTAATGAATTTACATCATAAAGATTTGGCAAAAACTGCTCATATCGCTTATCTATTTTTTTATACAATTCGTCAACTGAATTTTGAAGAGCAATCAATTTTTCAGTAGCTTTGTCTTGACCATATATTTGTTCATTAGAAAGTTTGTATTTTCTTCTAATATATGTGCTTTTAATTTTAGTTGCCAATACCTTCACTAAAATTATAACTATAATAAGTAGCACGACACCTAAAAAAGCTAAGGGTAAAAATAATTCTTTGTCCATAAACATCCTCATTTTATTGACAAATATATGTCAATTGATATAAAATAACATTGAGGATATTTAATTTATCTCTCATCCCTATTTTTTATAAGCCGTCTGTTGGTGCAAACAACAGGCGGTTTTTTTATATATTCGATTTTGTAATCCATAGTATGTATGAGGTGATTTTATTATGGATTACAAACAGTACCAAAAATCAAGAAATATGTCATGGGAAATCCTTGTAAAGGAAAATATAAAGGAACTTCCGGTAAACATTGTTGAGTTGTGTCACAAGCTTGGCATCGCTGTTAAGTATTATGATAAGTTGGAGCAAGGCAATGACGGTAAATGTACGGTCATAAACAAACAACCTATAATACTTGTACGGCAAGAATGTAGCAGACAGCGGAAACGCTTTACCATTGCGCACGAGCTTGGCCATATACTACTCGGTCATGTCGGAAAGTATGAGCTTGTCAACCGAGAAATCTCACCAACTGACAACCCAATTGAGCAGGAAGCGAATGTTTTCGCAAGCAGGCTACTTGCACCTGCGTGTGTACTATGGGGATTAAAGGTCAAAAGTGCTGATGAAATAGCTCAGATATGTGACATAAGTCTAACAGCAGCGGAATACCGCTGGCAACGAATGCAGGAACTCTACAAGCGGAACAAGTTTTTAGTTGCTCCGCTTGAACGGGAAGTTTTCAATCAATTTCAAGAATTTATTTTAAATCATCAACATCAGGTAAATCCATAAGTTTTTGCAGATCGTCGTCTGTCACGGTTGTTTCCTTATAACTTCCGTCTCGGGCGGCGGTTTTTATTTTGTAAACTTTATTGTAATTACCGCTACAAATCAAATCATCTGAATATTCAAGCAATTTTTCTTTTCCACTATCATTAAGCAAATGGTAATTATGCAATAGCTTTTGTGTATCATCTTTGCTTTCTATTGGTTTGACATTCCTCTTAATTTCGGAAAATGTATCTAAGATATTTTCAACCTTATAGATTTCACACAACTTTAGAAGTAAATCGGCATCAGGTTGACTTCTGGCATTTTCCCAACCGCTCACGGTCTTTCCACTCTTTCCAATGATTTCACCGACTTCATCAGCGGTCATACCTTGTTCCGCTCTCAATCTTTTTAAGACTGAGGCAATATATTCTCTTGACATTGGTTTATCTCCTTATCTGAATTATCATTACAAATATATTATATTTTCAGATGTCGAGATTGTCAAGACACAATTCTTAATTTCTAAGAAAATTATTTTAAAAAATGCTTGACAATCTTAAGAGTTAAGAGTATATTATAGTTACAATCTTAGAAATTAAGAAAGGCGGTGACATAAATGATAAGACATAACATTCTCGACATTTTTAACGAACGAATTTACGAGTTAGGAATTAAGCAGAAGTACATTGCTGAGAAGATGAACATAACACAGGACAGGTTATCTAGAATCTTATCAGGTAAGAGTAATATGTTAGCTGATGAAATGATTACTCTTTGTGCTTTACTTGATTTAGAGATTAACCCACAACTGTTTTATTGTCAGAAAACCGCATAAGAACCGATACCACATTACAGGAAAATAACTGCAAGGGGGGGAGAGAAATGTTTAAGTTAAAAAAGCGTAAGGAGATATACAACATTGCCAAGACAGCCACATGGGATGTTTTGTGTTCGCTTGACTATACCGAAAAAGCAGAGAAAAAATATCCTGAACACTTATACACAAACGGACGCATGAGATTACTGATCGGAAATTTTGAAGGTCCCGAAGAAGCACATGCCTTTATCATAATGTTTAAAAAGTTTGTGGCAGACTTTGAAGAGAATATCAAAAGAGATAACGGCAGAATGATTTATGTCTTTGAGTATGACCCAAAAGAATAGCCTCCCGAAAACGGAAGGCTGAATCGGATTATTTAATCAATGCAAGAACAGACAGAATAAAAGTTATAACAGACATAACAAAGGACACAGAAGATATAAAGTAAGGCAAATATTGTAAAATCCAATTTCTTCTTCTGAACTTTGCGTATGCAATACCTTTGGCAGACGGAAAAAAGAATGTGTAGATACCTTCTTTTTTTGAAAAAATCAATCCGCAGTCAACGAGATAATCTGTACAGGACTTAGCATAGTCACCATAGAGTTTAGGATTATCGTTAGCTTTTGACTTTTTAGGATTGTAATAATCATTATGCAGACATTCAAGCATTATGAGGTTTGCTTTAGGATTTTCGCATACATATCTGAATATTGTTTCTGTCGGTTTGTCAAATTGATAAACTACCATAATTAAACCACCTTTCGGTTTGATTATAACATAACGGTCAAGGGAGAATCATTATTTATGAATGAAATCAGAGTGAGGATTAAAGACCTCATCAAAGAGCTTAAAATGTTGGAGAAAGACGGCTATGAATGTGCCGACCTCACAATTGAAGAAGCCGAAGAAGGTATTCCGGCTCGCATTATGCTCAGCGACTACGGCTGTGTTTTCAAATGCAAAGATTGACAAGGGGGAGAGAGAATGGATAATCGTAACATCACGAGTATTGTTATTAATTACGATAACGGCGAAATAGAAACCTTAAATAAAGGTGTAGTTGTTGGTTATGATGAAATCGACAACGAAGAAGAAACTATCAAAGTCAGATATCGTATGTGCGATATTAAAGGCAGCGAGTTAGCAATGGTTGTTGAAGCTATTATTGCATTGGGCGACAAACTCGGAATGTTTGACAACGGGGGAGATGACAATGAAGATGATTAAAGTAAAAATTGATACCTTAATCAGTAAACTTGAAGAAATAAAGGCAAGCGGACACGAAACGGTGCATTTGTCTATTGTTGAAGGTGTGCCAAGGCACAAAATCCCTGCGCATATTGACCTTGATGCAGACAAGGATTTTCGTTGTGTGCTCGAGGTGAGAAAGTGAACCGAATTACAGTAAGGATTGATGACCTAATCAATCAGCTTAACGAACTCAAACGAGAAGGTGCTGAAAAAGTTTTGCTTGAAATTGAAGAAGGTGTTGCAGAACCAGAGGAGAATTGTCCGAACAGGATAAATCTGATGTCTGCATATAATCCGGGCGATTATTGGGCAGAAGTATTTGAAAGCGACTAAGCAAAAGTCGATACCAGATTACAGGAATAAATAATGAAAGGGTGAGAAGAAAATGCCAAGAAAATTAGCCAAGCCCGAGGACCAAATGAAAAGGCTGCTGATTGCCAATATACAGTATGAGGCAGAAATCAGGAGTATTGACCGTGAAGGACAGGCTCTTGTGGCACATTGCTCTGAGGGAACCTACAGAAAAAGAATTAAAGATCCGGGTACTTTTACGGTGGAAGAGCTGTCGAGGCTTGCCAACAAATTTGGCATACCTATTCAGAACCTTTTCAAGGCAAGGGTGGTGTGTGATGAATGAATGACAAAACACTTGACGAACTCAATGACATGGCGAAAAGGTGGATTGACGGAGAGGTCAATCATCTTGAAGTTGTATCACTAAAGTTATTTGATAGGTTATTGGTACTGGAACTTGCTAACGCCTATTCTATGTGCAAGGTCGGTTTGCTCAGTGAAAAATACACTGCCGCATATAAATTAAAATTCTTTCAGGAATATCGAGAACTAAAGCTCAAGACAGAACATTTGCTGGTACAACAGGAACAGCAGATTGACTCAGTAAGGAATGCAAGTGTAACGCTTTCGAAAGTCTGCAAGGAATACGGCAAAGATGAGGTTGACCTCGTTAAGCTGTGCGAGTTGCAAGCAAAGGCAATTGATGAGCTGACACATGAGAATGTACATATCAAGCTGTGGAACTCGGTCAGAGCATACAAAAAGCCTAAAGATTACGCAAGACGGCATATGAATAAGATTGTCGATGAGCTTATTGACAGGTTCGGCAGTAAGGTGCCGTTTGAACAGACGGTTATTTCATATCTCAACACTTGCCTTAAAGACAACCGCAGAGAGATGTGGGAACAGTTGACAGGCGATGATTACCCCACAAAGGCAAGACAGCAGCTGCCGGTTAAAGACGGCAATGCGAAAGGCGAGCTTGAATCAATGAAGAAACATTACGGTGTGAGAACAGGGAAAAAAGTTGTAAAGGAGACAAATAAAAATGATTTTCAAAAACTGGAAGAGCAAAAGCGAAATCAAGAGAGAGTCGAAAAAAAATGAAATTGCTATTAAGCACCTCAATAACCGAAATGTAATTGCCGATGAAATCACAAATGTACAGCTTGATATTATTGACCGACTCAAAGCAGAGAACAACGAACTCAGAGCCGAAAATGAAAGGCTCAAATCAGAAAATCTGACACAGGGCTTTGAGTGTGTCGGAGTATCGGCTATTTGATTGTAAGGAGAATGAAACCAATGATTGATTGTACGAAAACTACAAACTACTTCAACGAAAAGTTGAAGATGACGAAAAGAACAAAGAACGGACTGTGTGAAATTAAGTGTGGCAATTGTCCTTTGTGTAGTAATAACAACGGTGAAGGTTTATCGTGTCCAGACTTCGAAATGTATTATCCCGAAAAGGCGGTTAAGGCTGTACAGAGGTGGAGCGATGAACATCCGCCAAAGACATTTCTTACGGAATACCTGAAACATTATCCGAACGCTCCGCTTCGCGATAACGGAACACCAAATTTTTGTCCTTCTCGTTTAGGGCTTATGAGCATAGATGATTGCAGAATAGACCATAACTGCGTAAAATGCTGGAATCAGCCTATTGAGGGCGGTGAAGAGCGATGAGAGTTTATCAGTGCGATTGTTGTAACAAAGTTATCTCAGATCCGTACACAGTTAAAATGAAGGAATTCTATTTAGGGGTTGATACTGATTACTTTAGCGGGATTGCAATTCCTGTTGAATGCAAGAGCAAAATTAAAATACATCTATGTGATGATTGTTTCAAAGGCTTGCATGTTATTGCCGAAAAGAAAGAGAGTGAAAAGTAATGGAAAGAAAACCGACATTGACTACGATTGCAATTGACAAACTTCATCCGCACCCCGACAACCCTCGTAAGGTTCTCGGGGACATTGATGAGCTTGCCGAAAGCATTAAGGCAAGTGGCATTCTCCAAAACCTCACGGTGGTGCCGATGAATGACGATTGGACGGAGTTTACTGTGATTATCGGACACAGAAGATTAGCAGCGGCAAAGCAGGCAGGATTAACTGAACTGCCGTGCGCTGTTGTCAAGATGACTGAAAAGGAACAGTTATCTACAATGTTGACTGAAAATATGCAGCGGTCAGACTTAACCGTATATGAAGAAGCAAAGGGCTGTCAGCTCTTGCTCGACCTCGGCGATACGGTCGCAGAGGTTGCCGAAAAGACAGGCTTTTCCGAAAGCAAAATAAGGCGGAGAGTAAAGCTCTGTGAGCTTGACGAAGAGGCATTCAAGGAAAGTCAGATCCGACAGCCGACATTGCAGGATTATGACAGGCTCAACAAAATCGAAGATATAGAAGAACGCAACGCCTTATTAAAAACTATCGGCACAAATAATTTTAACAGTGCAATTTATGCCGCAGAAGCAAAACAGGAGCGCAAACATACTCGTGATGAAATCAAGAAAGTATGTAGCGATAAAGGATTACTTGAATGCGAAACGAGCGGTGCACCGAAAGGATATAAATACGAGGGATATCACAACCTCTCAACGCTTAAAGATAAATCTTTTGATGACGGCAAAAAGCGTATGTACTATATGTCGGCGTACAGCAATGATATTAGCGTTTATGTTGAAATTACAAAAGACGATAAAATAAAAGCCGACGAGGAAGCCGCCAAAAGAGAATCCGAAAGGCAGACGCTCAATGAACTGCGGGCGCAGGGAAATGAAATTGACAATCGCTGTAAAGCTCTTAGAGAGGATTTTATGCTGTCCGCAAATTTCAATGACAATGACAGTAAACAAAATTTGATTGCATACATAATGTATGCAATGTCTGCGAGCAGCGGATATGAAGAGGGTGCTCTGCTTAAAATTGCCGGTCTTAAATACGATGAAGGCGAATGTATAAACCTTGACGATTGTCTTGCAGACACAGGTAAAACGCTTATGGCTATGGCCTATGCGTTTTTCAGCGGCTTTTACGATAGTAGCTATATTGATTTTTTATACTATGAGGGTATTACTCGTAACATCAACCCCGAACTCAACAGATTTTATAATCTACTCGTCAAGCTCGGCTATGTGATGAGTGACGAAGAAATTCAGCTCCGTGACGGCACACATCCGATTTTTACCTCCGGTGAAGTAAAATAAACTAAATAAGTTAATCACGCTCTGCACAGCGAGATTATATATATCTCATTTTATACCTATACCTACTTTTCTGAATATTACCGTTTACATATCTCAGACAGGTGCAGCTGTCTGAGATGGTTTTAAGGAGCAAAAATATAATGGACTTAGAAAAGGTTGCTATAATGCGACTTCGTGACGGAGCAGAAATAAGTAAACGCTATTATAAAAAACCGCTTATGCTTTGTTACTCAGGTGGCAAAGATAGCGACATTATTTTAGATTTAGCGATTAAATCGGGTATAGACTTTGAAGCTCAACATAGTCACACAACGGCTGATGCTCCCGAAACAGTTTACCACATACGCAATAAATTTAAGGAGTTGGAATCTAAAGGCATAAAATGCAACATTGATATGCCAAGATACAAGGGCAAGCCGACATCTATGTGGTCACTGATAGTGCAAAAAGGTATTCCACCCACAAGGTTAGTAAGATATTGTTGTGCAATTCTGAAAGAAACAGGCGGTAAGAATCGTGCTATTGCCACAGGAGTGCGAAGAGCCGAAAGCACGAAAAGACGGTCGAAGGGAATAATCGAAACTTATTCTTCTAATCTGTCAAATAGAATTGTCCTTAACAATGACAATGACGATAAGAGGCAGATAGTTGAGCATTGTCAGTTACAAGGGAAGATAATCTTCAACCCTATTTGTGATTGGTCGGATAGTGATGTTAGGGAGTACATCAACCAAGAACACATTAATCTTAATCCGTTATACAGTTGTGGATTTGACCGTGTTGGATGCATTGGCTGTCCAATGGTAAGTAAGAAGAGATTTGCGGAGTTTGCACGATATCCCAAATACCGAAAAATGTATATAAGAGCATTCGATAAGATGCTTGAAATGAGAAAGCAAAGAGGCAAAGCTACACAACATGCTAATGGACTTGAGGTTTATCACTGGTGGATGCAGGATGGTGTTTTGCCTGGACAATTAAGTTTTGACGGAGAGGATTGGTGAAGAGTAATGAGAGAATATTTATTCAGAGGCAAGATGATGGCTAACGGTAAGTGGTCAGAGGGCAATTTGCTTGTGACTAAACAAGGTTGCTGTATAACACCCGATGCAACGGTGTTAGGTAGCTACGGTGCGGTCAACCCCGAAACGGTTGGTCAGTACACAGGCATGGTTGACAAGAACGGCAAGAAAATTTTTGAGGGAGATATTATTGATTTTTCTGACCGTTCAGACGGTGACGGCTACGGAGTTGTTCGGTACGATGCCGAAGGAACAGAGTTCGAGTTTGTGTATGACAATTTCTGCGAGGGTTTAGGGCGGTGTTATTGGCCTGAAAATGTTGAGGTCGTCGGAAATATATACGATAATCCCGAACTTTTAGGAGATGAAAATAATGGCTAAAGGTTGCCCATTTTGTGGAAGTCATGAATTAAAGTTTAATTTTAAAGTAGGCCCGATGTGTAGGCCCGGACACTATGAGGGTATTGCGTGTCAATGTAGCAATTGCAAAATGGAGTTTGTGTCAGAACTTGAGACAGCGGAAGAGTGGAAAAAATTATGGGAAACAAGAGCTGATAGTGTAGCCTCTAATCAACGGAAAATTGAGGAAGATAATACAGGGTACATTACTCAAGCTACTCGTCATTCTATGCTTGTATCATTGAGCCGTGAAATCAATGTGATTTCAGACGAAAACGCAGTTTTATACGACACAATAATCAAATTGTGCCAAAAGTTCTTTCCTAAAAAAAACAACCAAAAATTTTGCGCTCAATGTAAGATTATGGAGAAAGGAGCTTATGCACCTAATCCTATTGATGATCCAACCACACCCTACATAGAATCTTACATGCTGAGATTAGAAATGCTTGCAACCGGAAATATGGAACTAAAAGACCAAATTGTTAAAATGTGCCGGCTGTTACTTGAGGAGGAAGACAATAACAAAGGCAATGACAGAAGTAAAACTTAAACCTTGCCCGTTCTGCGGTAGCGAAGATTTTGTACTGGGGTTTCATGAAGGACATAACGAAATGAGAGTCAAATGCAAAAGGTGTAAAACTTTGTTTACAATATTTGACACTCCCGAAAATGCCCCGAAACTGTGGAACAGAAGAACATATTGCTATCAAGCCGAAAGAGGCATACAGGATATGACTGCCGAAAAAGCAATTGAAGTGTTGAATAAAATCGGCGAAGGAGCAAGCATTGAAGATGTGCTTAAAAATTTGAGCAATTCCAATACATTTACCGCTCTTAAACTTGCCGTACATGCTCTTGAAAAGCGAGTGGCAAGTGGACTGACTATCAATGCCCCATTTGCAACGCCCTCATCAAAGAGGGCAGATCTGAATTTTGCTGGCGCTGCGGACAGGCTTTTGACTGGTCATTTGAAACGGAGAGTGAAAATAATGAAAAAAGGGACAACAGTTGAAAGCGGATATGATGCCGAGGGACGCTGGCATTTGAAGCTCAGAAAAGCCAAAGGCAAGTTTACGATCGACGAAATAATTGAAGCGGCGAAAGAATGGGAAGAAGATTACTACGCCGTGATAATTAAAGCAATGAGCGACGAGACAGCACAGTATTACGATGATGACCTTGAGGGGGATTACGTGACGCTATATCGTGCCACGGATTTTATAAGTAAAGAGGTGTAAAAATAATGTATCACGGCATCAAATATAAAGGCTTACGCTATAAGATTTTTTCTTTCCGTTGGAAACGAAAAATCGCAATTGGAAGGATTGCCCGAAGAAACGCAAGGCTATGAAAAAGGACTGGGAAATGAAGGTGAAAAATAATGTCAGCAGGAACAACAATGCTTATTGTGTTTTTAATCCTTATAGTAGCGTTTATTTTAACGCTTATTTGGATGAGGGAAAACATTAACTTTTATCGTGACCTTTATAAAGTTGAGAAGGAAGAAAACGACCGCCTTTTGAAAGAGAATCAAAAGCAAGGTCGAACAATCAATCAAAACTGGGACATCACTAATAAGCGTTGCAATAAGAGCTATACGAACGGCTTTGCAGACGGAAGAAAATACGAAAGGAAATATGGATATGACCAAGAAATCAAAATTAGCGAAGAAGAAAAAGCAAAGCTCAAGGCAGTTATCAGAGCAGCCATCAACAGCAAGAAAGCTGCATTGGGAGAAGGCTGTGAATCCGAATCTGAACCCGAAGCCGAGGACAAAGAGGAAGAAGGATAACATTGACCTTATTTGCGAGGAGTTAACGAAATACAATGAACAACACGGAACATCGTACAGCTACGGCGAATATACAGCACTCGTCGGAATGGGAAAAATCAAAAGTAAGCACCGAAACAAAAGAGACATTGACCTGCCGCTCTTGTAAGGAATGCCGAGGGTACAAGTTTTGTGCAAGCAGAAGCAGGGATTATCCTTGCCTGTGTTTTACAGCTAAAAATGAAAGGTGACTACATATGAGAAGAGCAGATAAAGAATTTTTAAAAAGTCAGATAGAAAATTTAAAAGAATCCGCACACGAGCGTTTTGAGACAGTACTTATGCAGATTGATTATCTTAATCTTAAATTATTCAGAGCTGAAAAAGGCTGCAAAAAGCTCAGGGAAGAAAACAGAAGATTAAGAGCAGAAAATCAGATGCTCGAGGACAACATGGGAAATCTCTTGTGCACACGAGAGGAAGAAATGAAGTACAACAGAGTGCTTAACGAAAATATCACAAAGCTTGCTGAGGTCAACGCACTTATGGCAGGTAAGCTCTCGGTGTATGAGCCTATTAAGAAGGCTGAATCTCAGCCCAATGAGACGGCTGACACAGCAAGAGAGTCAGATCCGGCAGAAGAATAATCAAGGCAACTCCCTTGCTACATGCGAAATCCAATTTTTAAATCAAGAAATCAAACAATTTCCATATTCAAAAAACTAAAATCAAAAAGCAATGACTTCTTTTTTTGATTTTAGCTGTTACAAAAAGAGCCGAGGCAACGGCTCAACATATTGCAATAAAATAAGAACACACAATTGCAGAGTAGCAAGGTTTGCAAAAAAGCAGTAGCTCAATGGTCAGATGGGCTACTGCTTAGTTATATCTATCAACGTTAAAATTCCAAAATAGAATAATAATTAGTCATAAAACAAGGAGCTGAAATGCTCCTTAACCCCCTTGCTCAAATGATTAATTAAGTCGGGAAAACGAGAATAATATACTATAATAAAAGGTTAAGCGTATGTACACATATAAGAGAACAATCAAAAGCGGAGATATGATTGAGGTTGAGTATTATCAATCAATTAGAAAAATCGGCAAGAACTACGGCGGAAGAAAATCAAATAATTCTTTAAGTCCTGCCAAGATGAGAAAGGCTAACAAGCTCCGTGCGGTTAAGCATATGCAGAGGCTCATAAATGCAAACTTCGGGAGCGGTGATTTTTTCTGTCGCTTTTCTGCGCCGTATGGAACATATGAAACAGAAGAAGAGTTTCGCAAAGAGGTAAATAAGTGGCTTGACCGAATCAATTACCGCCGGAAGAAGCAGGGCAAGGGCAGATTAAAGTACATAGCATTTATTGAATGCGGTAAGTCGGGTAAGAATTGGCACATACATATCATTGTCCGCAAAGAGGACAGGGAACTGCTGTCTGAACAATGGCCATACGAAAACGGTCAGAACTTTACTCCGCTATATAAGAACGAGAATTTTAAAAAGTTAGCTGAGTACGTAACCAAAGATTTGACAGTTAAAGAAGATGTTGATGCCGCACAAAAGCGAATGATGACAAGCCGCAATCTTACAAAGCCCGAATCGGTCACAAGAAAGGCAAAAAGAAAAGAAATCAGAGCCTTAGAGCGTGGCGAAATGATTGAAGCGCCCGAAGGTCATTATCTCATTGAGGACGATTACTCAATGAACTACTCGGATATCGGCGGTGCAAAATGGTATTTTTGTTTTTTGCCGATTACGCAGAGGCGGAAATGGTAAATAATGGTAAATTTAGACCGTGCGATGTACGGTCTTTTGGGGTTGCACAAAAATGAAGTATGCAGCGGAATAGGTAATAAATCAAAGGAGAGGTAAAATTGAAAGAAAACAAAGCTAAATGTCCGTTTTATTCTTACGACAGCCAAAGTAAGATCTGCTGTTTCGGGGCGGTTTTTAAAAGTAAGAGCACAACGCTGTTTTTTGATTCGCCGCAAGACAAGGAAAATCACTTCAACGATTTTTGTGGTAGCTATTGTTGGCGAGGCTGTCCGCTTGCTCAGACGATCAGCAAAGATTTGTAAAATATCAATCTTTTAAAAACATAATATGCGAAAATTTTAAATCAATTCAAAAATTTCACTTTCGTCACGGTTTTGCCTTTCGGTGAAACCGTGTTTTTGCATACAAATATTAGCCTTGGAAAAAAGTGTACAAATTTGGTATTAAAGTTTTAACTTTTTTGCGTGAAAGAAAAAAGCTAAAATTAAAACACGAAACATGTACAAAAAGGCGGTGAGTTCATGAGTCAAAAAAAAGACTTGAAAGGACAGCAGACAGAATTAAATGAGCAAAAAGCAATTGACTGGGTGCAAATTAAAGCTGAGTATATCAGCGGCACAATGTCCGCTTCAAAACTTGCCGAAAAGTACGGAGTGAGCGTGTATGCCATACGAAAAAGGTCGGGAAAAGAACGCTGGCAGGAGCTGAGAAAGCAGAATCAGAGTGAAACGGCAAACAAAATAGCCGAGAAAATCAACACAGAGAAAGTGAAGAAAACCGTCAGAGAGATTGACAGGGTTGTGGCCGTTGCCTCAAAACTCATCACAAAGCTGAACAGAGCCGTTAATGAGCTTGACAAGGACGAGGAGCTTATCAAAAAGAAAGTAACGGTTAAAGCCGAAAAAAGCGAAGATGAGAAAACCGCAACAGCGGAAGAGGAATACAGCTACGATTATGCAAAGCGAAAAACACTTGTAAACACAAAGCGTGCAGCGGAAATTTCAAAGAGTCTGCTCAATGTTCGTGATATCCTCGCAGATTATACAACGGAACAGGACGAAGAGAACGCTCTCGGCATTATCGAAATCCCGATGCAGGAAGTTATGCAACCGCCCGAAGATGATGAGCAGGACGGTGAAAGCGTTGAGTAAGAAGGTCATATGGACTCCTCAGCCTAAGCAGAAAATAGCGTTGAGCCGTGGCGAAGATGAGATGTTATACGGCGGTGCGGCAGGCGGAGGCAAGACCGATTATCTTGTAGTCGAGGCGGCAAGACAGGTAAATATCCCCGAGTACAGAGGGCTGATACTGCGAAGAGCTGTTCCTGACCTCGCACGAATTATTGACCAAACAAGGGCGATTTATCCGTCAATAGACAGGGGAGCAAGGTACAACGCAACAACAAGAGTGTGGACCTTTTCAAGTGACGCACAAATTAAGCTCGGTTCTTTATTCCGCACGAATGAAAAATATAAATACCAAGGCCAACAGTACGATTTTATCGGATTTGACGAATTAACGCAGTTTACTTTTGACGAGTACAGTTATTTAAAGTCCCGAAATCGTGGTAACTGTAAGGCTACGAAGGTGTATATGCGGTCAACCGCTAACCCCGGCGGTGTTGGCCACGGCTGGGTTAAGCAGTATTTTGTGACTGCCGGCACACCGGGCGAAACTATATGGCTTAGTGACAAGGTAATTATGCCTGACGGCACGACAAAAAATTATTGGAGCAGCAAAGTGTTTATCACGGCCAGCGTGTTTGACAACAACGCTCTGATGAATAATGACCCCGATTATGTAAAGCGACTGGCACAGTTGCCAGAGGCGGAGCGTAATGCCTTGCTCTACGGCTCGTGGGATAGTTTTGAAGGACAGGTTTTCACCGAATGGATAGATAACCGAGAGCATTACAAGGACAGACGGTGGACTCATGTTATAGATCCGTTCAAAATTCCGCAAAGCTGGCGAATTATCCGCTCATACGACTGGGGCTATACAAGACCGTTTTCAGTCGGTTGGACTGCCGTTGACCAAGACGGCAGATTTTACCGAATAAGAGAACTGTACGGCTGCAAGAAGAATCAGCCGAATACAGGTGTACGCTGGCCAATTGAAAAGGTGGCACAGGAAATCCTTGCAATTGAAAATAATGACCCTCAAATTAAGGGCAGACAGATATACGGTGTGGCTGATCCGGCTATCTTTGCAGAGCAGGGTAGCGGAAAAAGTCAGGCCGCAACACATGCACAGTTGGGTGTGTTTTGGAACAAGGGCGACAATGCGAGAATTGCCGGTAAAATGCAGTTTCATTCACGGCTGGCGTTTGACGAGGAAGGTTATCCGATGTTTCAGTGTTTCAACACCTGCACTAACTTCATCAGAACAATTCCGAACCTTGTTTACTCGCAGATAGACACCGAAGATATTGACACTGAGGGCGAAGATCATATTTATGACGAACAGCGATACGGCTTTATGACCTCGATAATTACACCAAAAGAAGTTGTGCTGAGAAATGCAAGGGCATTTGACCCGCTGAATTTAAGTCAGACACGATATTACAACAGATAGGAGATATAAAAATAATGAGCAAAGTTAAACGAGATGAAAACGGTATGATTATGCCGATAAAAAGCACATATCCAGCTCTGACTTCTGATAAATCAAAGTTGAGCAATGTTTATGGTGCGGGCAATAAGACTGATGAAGAGCCGAAATCAGCCGAACAGGCAGAAAAAGAGAACGAGAGCAGCGGTAAGCCGATTGGACTTGACGAAATCCACGAAGCTATGCAGACCTTCCGCAAATATCAGAACAGCAAAAAGCAGTATGATGAAAGATTTAAGCAGGCTTTCAGAGAATATAACTTGCTTTACACAGAGGCGACTGCACCGCAGATTAAAACTGACGATAACGGCAGGCCTCGAAAGGTGCTTGTACCGAAACGCAAAGGCGCACAGGCACTTAATGTCATAATGAACAAGCACGCTGATGCAATGGATAACTACCCCGAAATTATATGTTTGCCGAGAGCACAGGACGATGAACAGGCTGCAAAGACACTCAACAGCGTTATTCCGTGCATACATAAGCGTAACGGATTTATAAGGACCTATTCTGATGAACAGCTTGATAAGTTCGTAGGCGGTTGCGGTTGTTACGCAGTATTGTGGGACAAGACCGCAGAAAACGGACTGGGTGACATTGCTATCAGCCGTGTTGACATTCTCAATCTCTTTTGGGAGCCGCATATTGAAAACATACAGGACAGTGCGAATGTATTCTTTGCCCGCTATTATGACGAGGAAGGAATCAGAAAGGTATATCCTGAACTTGAAAGCGTTTCGACTGCATCTCTCGGACTTGTGGAACACGAAACCTACGACAACAGTAATAAGTCGAATGATAAAGTAATCTTGCTTGATTGGTATTACAAGAAAAACGGCGACTTGCACCTCTGTAAATTCGTCGGTGAACACATTCTCTACTCATCTGAAAATGAGGGTAAGCCGATTTATAATCACGGAAAATATCCGTTCATACTTGAACCGATGTTCAGACTGCGAGATACTCCCGTGGGTTTCGGCTTTATGGATGTAGTCAGAGCACCACAGAATCAGCTTGACGAACTTAAACACGATATGCTTGTGAATATCAAAGTCAATTCACAGCCGAGAATTTACTCAAATACAGCTGTCGGAGTGAACAATGACGATATGACCGACCTTGACAAAACTGTAATTGAGGTCAACGGACAGTTACAGGGCAACATTGCACCGGTTGAGTCCAAAGAGCTGGCCTCGGGTGCATGGAGCTTGTACGACAGATTGTCGAATGAAATCAAAGAAACCTCTGCTACGAATGACGCAAGCAACGGAGCGAGTGCGGCAGGTGTTACGAGCGGTTCGGCAATTGCGGCATTGCAGGAAGCAGGCGGAAAGGTAAGCCGTGACTCAAACAAGCTGGCACAGGAAGCAATGACGGAGCTTGCACAACTTGAAATTGAACTGATGAGGCAGTTCTATCACTTGCCGAGAATTTTCAGAATCACGGGTGAAAACAATCAGACTACATATGAGGAGTTTGACAATACAGACCTCAGAAAACAGCCGTTGACCTATACAGACACAGACGGTCAGACGGTAAATTATACCGACGAGGACGGCAACATACTTGAACGACTGCCGATTTTCGATATTGACGTGAAGGCGCAAAAGGCAAGCCCGTTTGCCACAGCGGCACAAAACGAAATGATGATGAATCTGTTCCAGATGGGCGCTTTCAATCCGCAGGCTGCAGACGCTACGCTTGTAATGCTTGACGGAATGACCTTTGAAGGCAAAGAAAAACTGATTGAGAAAATCAAGCAGAATCAGACCTTGTCACAGGCTGTACAGGAACTTTCAAACAAAGTACAGATGTTGGAAGCAATGAATGCAAGCAGAACAGCGGCAGATGTGCAGAATGCTATGCCGAGCGAAAACGCACAGCAGACACCGCCACAGACAGAAAGCGAGGCGGCAATGTGATTGAAATAACATTGATTGACTGCGGAAATCTGATATATTTTGAAAGCAAAGGACACGGCTCACATGATGTGTGTGTTGCCGTGAGTGCTTTATGTTCTACATTTTTGCAATACGTGCGTGAAATGCAGGACGAATGTGATATTGACATACTCAAAGAAACCTATGAAAACGGTCACACGGAATCGGAATTTTTTATTTACGATGCAGATGAAATCCGTCACGGCATAAAAGCAATATGGACAGGGCTTGAACTCTACGCCAAGAATTATCCCGATGAAATAGAGCTTAACTATGATGACGGCAACCCGAAATAAAGTTTAAAATCAACAAGAGTTTTAACTTTTTTTGAAAAATTAAGGTTGATATAATTAAAATATAAGGTCGCAGTAGTGGGACTGCATAAAGACCTGACACCTCGGAAAGACGAGAGAGACACCGCGGATAGACGCGAGACGGAGGTTCTTATGAACGACAAATTTTTAGATCTTATCGTAAATCTGCATGACGGCGACTCAGCAGGCGCAGCTGACGGCGGAGACGGAAACGGTGAGCACGGTGCAGAAGCCACAAGCACCGAAAACAACATAAGCCGTGAAACGAGAGAGAGAGCTGAGAGAATCGGCATAGGTGACGACCTTATCGACGATTATAACAAGGCTTTCGGCAGCGGCAATCAGAATCAGAATAATAACGCAGAAGGCGAAAACAACAGCACAGACACAGACGACGAAGAAAACTTAGAAGAAGAGTTTGAAAAGCTGATTAAAGGTAAATTCAAAAATGTGTATCAGAACAGAGCGCAGTCTTTGTTTAAGGACAGAATGTCAACCAAAAACAAGCAGATTTCAGATATGCAGAAAAGAGAAAGCACCGGCAATCAGATTTTTGCCCTTATCGCAAACAAGTACAATGTACAGCCCGATGACCTCGACGGTCTCCTCAAAGCCGTAACAGAGGACAAGGATTTGTTTGCCGAAAAGGCTCTTGCCGCCGGAGTGACAACAGAAGAGGCACGCAACGACTTTTTCAATCAGCAGAAAACAAATGCACAGGAAGAAGAACTCGAAACCCTCCGAAGAGAAAAAGCCGCAAGAGAACTTGACACACATTTGAGAACAATTGCGGCTGAAACGCAGAAGGAATTTCCAAACTTCAACCTTGAAGAGGAATTTCAGAATCCGTCATTTCGCACAGCTCTTGACTTTATTGCTCAGCAGAAAAATGAACAGAACGAAAAGACAGGTCGTAATGATGAAATTTACGATTTGACAACTGCTTATAAAATGGCGCATTTTGATGAATTGCAGAAAGACCTTGTCAAGCGTTCAAGCTCTGCCGCCATAAGTGCGGCAGCACAGTCAATTCAGAGTGGTGCAAGACGACCAACCGAAAATGCGGTCAAGAAAAGCGGTACAACCACGCAGAGAAAGAGCGTGGAAGATATGTCTGACGCTGAATTTGATGCCTTTTACGAAAAAGTAAGGCGAGGCGAGGCACACCTCTAATGCCTTGCCGAAAGGAAGGTACATATGAAAAGCAAGATTATTAAGCTTATTATCAATATTCACGATAATACGGTTGACGCAGGCGGTGTAAACAAATCAAACGGCTATGTTTACAATGCTTACGGCAACACAACATCAACATCGGGAAATGATTGGACTCCCGAAAAGGCTACATTCTATCACAAAGTGTTTTTCAAGAACCTGACAGCGAAATGCGTTCACGGTCAGTTCGGTGAGCATGACATAATTCCGAAACAGTCGGGCAATATCTACAACAAGAGAGGGCTTTCACCGTATCCGACAGTAACAACACCGTTGCAGGAAGGTGTTACTCCCGTTGGTAATCAGATGAGCTTCTATTATGTTGAGATTGCCGTGAATCAGTACGGCGCATATACACCGATTACAGACTGGGCAAGTTTCTGTAGCCGTGATGATGTTATGACCAAGGACAGTGAGGAGCTTGCTTCACAGGCAGGACGCTCAATTGAAGAGATTGACCGTGAGGCTCTTAATGCCGGAACAAGCGTAATCTATGCACCGGCTGTAGGCTCTGACGGTACGGTTACAGAGGTTGCAAGCCGTGCGGCAATTACAACAAACAGCAAGTTCAGAGTTGATACTGTTTTCAGAGCAACAAATTACCTTGATTGTCAGAACGCAGAACCTATCGGCGAAAACTATGTCGCTGTTGTTCACCCGAATGTCAAGTATGACATTATCAGCGACAAGGATTTTATCAGCGTTGTAAAGTATGCTCACGCTGACAGAATCTTCAAAGGTGAAATCGGTACAATCGGTAATGTTAAGTTTGTACAGTCAAACTTTGCGAAAGTGTTCAAGGGCGCAGGCGCAAACAAGATTGATGTTTACTCAACTCTTGTGTTCGGCAAGGACGCATATGTTACCGTTGAGATTGAGGGCGAAGGCACTCAGACAATCGTTAAGGGCTTTGGTTCGGGCGGAACATCTGATCCTCTTAACCAGAGAGCTACACAGGGTTGGAAAACGACTCACGGTGTAGGCATTATCGGTCAGACAAGAATGGTTCGTATCGAATCAGCCTCATCTCTCAACACCGTAGCACAGACAGCTTCTCCGGCTGTAGCATAATCGGGAGGTATAACCTATGGCAACAACAAAGAAAGCCGCAGAGACGGCAGAAAATACAGAAGTATCGGCAGCGGAAACTACTGCCGATACCGTAACAATTGAAAAATCTCAGCTTGATAAGCTCCTTGGAATGTATGATGAACTTCAGGAAATCAAGAAGAGTATGCCGATTGACCGCAAGGCGGAAAAAATCAAGCAGGACAAGGAACTTGCTAAAATGATTGAAAAGGCAAACAAGGAAAGTGAAGAACTTGTTGAGTACATCGCTCCAACAGGCTCGATGAAGTCAAACAAGAATATTGAGGTCAATATTAACGGCGTGCAGTACACCGTGCCGAGAGGTGTTAAGACGAACATTCCCCGCAAGGTTGCGGAGATTATTGACAACTCAATTAAGCAGGCTGAATTTGCACAGGGCGTGCAGGACAAGGCTGCCGAGATTGCCCAGCAGGCTATTGCCGAGGGCAGAATCTAATTCAATAACAAGGAATAAATTGTACTCCTTACAGAAAATTCGCAGAAGGGCGGGGGCGGTAGCTTCCGCCTTTTTGCGTTTTTGCGTACACAGATATTAGAGAGGTGATTATATGACACTTGACAAGGTAATTGAAAGAGTGAGGAATCTTAAAAGCGGATATGATGTGTCCGATGAGGACATTATAAGATATATAAATGAAGCAGAAATGGAAATTATCAGCAATGTAATAAGTAATCGCGAAGGCGATAACGAGATTGTAGGCACATACGGTAACTATCAGCTTGATACAGACAGAGGGTTTGAACTGCTTGTGCCAGCTCCGTATGACCGTATATACGAGGTTTATTGTGCGGCGCAAATAGACAGGGACTACGAAGAGGCTGAAAGATATTCCGTTGATATGAGCGTATATAATCAGCTGAGGCAGGATTTTGGAGCGTTTTGGTTCAGAACACACCCGCAAAAGAAAAGATATAACTTTCACATTGGATAGGCGGTGAAATAATGCTACCAGAATTAAACATACCGAGGAGAGACACAACGAGTATCAGCGTGTTCAGAGGATTAAACAGAAGTCCGAACACAGGATTTTCAAGGGTTTCAAGCTCATCAAGCAGTATTTACACAGAGTTCAAGGATTTTAAAAATATGACTTCTGATAAATACCCGCAGCTTGCACCGAGAGCAAACCGCTCCCGAATTACTTCGGATGAAAAAATCAAAATCATTTCAAATCTGTTGTCGGCTAACTCAGGTTTGATTTATATAGACTCAGACAAAAATCTGCATATCGGGGCAGAGGTTACAAAGATTGATGAGATTAATGCGGTCAAACAGCACCATATTGTTTTATACGGTAATAAGGTTGTAGTATTCCCCGAGAAATTCTCGGTCAATATTAGCAACAAAAAGGTGACTATGATTGACTGCCAAAACAAAGATTTGAGCACACAAATCGAAACAAAGAGCAATCTGCAACTTGATGCCTTGACATATGATTATGCATATTTGTTTTGTTCAATTACACGGTCACATTATGACGCAAGTGCGAACAAGAATTATCGACCGAGCGTAACTTTATATACCAGCAACGATTTAACTGACACCAAATATCAGTTGACAAGTAATAAAGACATGGTTGATATATTCAGCTTAAATGATATTAGGATAGGCATGGTAATTGAAAGTTATAACAACTTTTATTCTGTTATCGGAATTGAAAAGAAGGACAGCACATATAAAAAGAATAGGCTTTTGAAATTCAAAAAGTTGTCTCAGAAATTTAGCTATACGACAATAAGAGCCAAAAACATTGGATTGCATATTGAAGCTGGAGATTTTGTTAAAATCAGCGGATTAACTAACTCTCTTGTCAGCGCAGATGCCGAAAGCTACGCCGATAAGAGCTATATAGAAAACCTTAACGGGAAAACTTTCAAGGTTTATTACGTTTCAAAAAATGAGCTTGTAATCAAGTGCGAATTGGAATCAAGCGTGCCGTACACAGGTACGGTAACAGTTGAAAGAATCGCTCCCGATTTTGATGAGGGGAAAATTGTTGAAATGCAAAACCGCTTGTGGTGTTGCTCCTCAGCCAAAAATGAAATTTATTGTTGCAAACAAGGTGATGAACGCAACTGGCAGGCATACAGTGACGGAATAAGTACAGACAGCTGGGCTATGACCTGCGGAAAAGAAGGAAAGTTTACAGGGATTGCAACACGGGGCGACAGCGTTATTTTCTTCAAAGAAAACTACGCTCTGAAAATTTATGGTACAAAACCGAGCAACTTTACCCTTGCAGAATACAATGTGCCGGGAGTCGAAATTGGAAGCGAAAAAAGCCTTGTAAACATTAACTCAACCTTGTTCTATCTTGGCCATAACGGTGTATATGCTTATCAGAGCGGTAGTTTGCCGGCGCTCATCAGCGAAGAATCTTTGTGGGGACATACTTATAAGAACGCAGTCGGCGGTCGGCACGGAAATAAGTATTATATTTCTGCAGAAAGAAATGACGGAGAGCAGGAACTGCTTGTGTATGACACCGATAAAGGCTTGTGGCACAAGGAAGATAACGCAAAGATGATTGACTGCACCACATACAACGGTGTGCTGTATTGGCTTGATGAAACAAAAGAAAACATTATGTGTCCTGATAAAGCGGACAATCTTCTTGTTGACAATACGAAATATGAGTATCAACGGGAAGATTACTTTGAGTGGTCTGCTGAAACAGGTGACCTTTATGACAGCGAATTTAATGTTAAGAATATCGGAAAAATCTGAATCGGCATTAAAGCTGAAAAGGGAGCAAAGGTCAGCTTGTTTGTGCAGTATAAGGACAACGGCGAATGGAAGAAAGTCAGCGAAATGATTTACAGCGAGAAAAAGCCGAGAGTATTCGCCGTAGCTTTACGCAGAGCTGAGTATTTGCGGCTTAAACTTGTAGGAGCGGGACAGGTCGAAATATACGGAATTGACATCGAGCACAGCAGAGGAAGTGATAAGCGTGGCTACATTTAAACTTGACCCACCTCCATCAACGAATGACATAGGGGAGATGCGGAACTATCTAAACGATATGTACGAACAGTTAGCTTTCGTGCTCAGCAACATTGACAGTGACAACATAACAGATGATTTTCTATCCGCAATCGGACAGTCACAAAAAGGAAGTGAAAAATAATGGCTTATACATACAAGGTTTATGGAACAGGCGATGTTGACAATGCGGTTAATAACTACAACCGTGTTGCCTCATCAGCTCCGACATACGCTGACAGCTACGACACAAGACAGGCTCGTCAGCAGGCTGACAACTACGCAAACTCATACACCGACAAAATTAATAAGGGATATACAAGCAAGTACAAGGGTACAATTGACGAGCTTGCAAATCAATATCAAAAAAATAAATTTGACTGGACTCCCGAAAATTCTTCTGAATATCAGCAGGCAAAAGACAAATATACCCGTGAGGGCAAGGTTGCACAGGAGAATGTACAAGGAAGTTATGCGGCCAATACGGGCGGTTACAGCAACACCTATTCACAGGCGGCTGGTCAAAAGGCATTCGGCGAGTATATGGACGAGCTTGCAAACAAGGTACCAACACTCAAGAATGAAGCCTACAAGAGTTATCAGCAACAGCAGGAAGATACGCTAAACAGAATCGGCGTATTGCAGAACCTTGATAACACGCAATATCAGAGATACAGGGACAGCGTAACGGATGATTACGACTTTATGACCTTTTACGAAAACAAGTACGGGACAAGTAAAGGCCTTGATATGAGTAACTTTCAAAATGAACTTGCTCATTGGCAGACACAAATGTCAGCGGCACAGAGTAATCTTTCCGACATCAGAAGTCTTGCCGAGGCACAGTACGAACACAATACATTGAGTGCCGACACAAGGTCAAGTATTGACAGCCAGCGCAGACAGTCGGATGCTTATTACAATTATCTGAACAGTCAGGTCAAAATAAAGTGAGGTGAGAACATTGAGCGTGAACAGTGAAGAAAAGATTTATAATGACCTTATGAATGAAGTACCGAGTCAGACGGTGAGCGGTGACACTAAGCAGAGTGCCGCCGCTCTTGCGGGTGCAGAATCAACAGCGACAGGACAGGCTGACGATTATAAAAGCACTTACAGCGGTAAGTTAGATGACGCTATAAGCAACTATCTGACAGGCAGAGGATTTGAATATGACCCGATGCAAGACAAGGCATATCAGCAGTACAGAAAGGAATTTGCGCAGAATGCCGCTATGGCACGAGATACGAGCCGTAACACAGCTAATCAGCTTGCAGGCGGTTACAATCCTACCTATGCCGATACTGTCGCAAACGAGGTTTACAATGAGCGTATGGGCAATATTAGCGATGCAGAAAGTACATTTAGAGGACTTGCACAACAGGATTATCAAGCAAAACAGGAGAAAAACGCAAATGTGCTTAACCTCTATAACACGCTTGAGGGTACGGATTACAGCCGTAATCGTGACACGGTAGGAGACTACAAGAACTATCTTAATCTTCTTGCAAGCAGGTACTCAACCGACAGACAGGCAGATGTCAACCTTGACAGCGCTAACAATGATGTTTACTCCACCAAACTTAATGGAGCAGTAAATAATCTCTCATCAGTAAGAGCAGCAGACAGTCAACGCTATTTGTATGACACGGTAAGCGCAAATCAGCTTGCACAAAATGCACAGGCTGAAAGAGAAAACGCTCAGAAGATTGAGTATGAAAGAAATAAGGCGGCTTATACAGCCTACACTAAGGCTCAGAAAGCGGCAGAAAAAGCAAAAGCAAAGGCTGAGAAAAACAAAGGCAAAACCGAAAATGCAAATGCTGTATTTGCCTCAATGGGCGTTACAAAAGATGACTTTAAAAAGGGCAAGGGCAACAAAGAGGACGGAGCGCTGTATAAAGAAGGCGGTGCAGTCAATTACACCGTGTACGCTCAAACATACATTGACCGTAAATATCGTGAAGGATATATCAACGATGACGAAAGGGATTATCTATACAAGAAAATCGGCATAACAAGTGACGGAAGCAAGTATAACAGCGAACTTGCCGACAGTTACGCAACAACAATGGGACTTGACAAACAGAAGAATAAGAAGTTTATCAGAGGCAGCATTATTCAGGGACACAATATGGGACAGTTGAGTGCGGCAGATGTTGCATACCTCTCAGCAAAATACGGACTGTCACTTGACGATTGACGATTAAGGAGTAAAACTACTATGGGTGAATTAAAAGATATAATCACAGGCAGGCAGAGCAGTAAGAAGTACCGCAAGGATAATTTCAGTAATTCAGGAGCAAGAAGCGGAGATTTAGCAGGAAGAAATCTTGAACCTCAGCATAATTCTGAAATGACTATCCGTAAAATTGTCAGCGGTGAAACAGAAGATACTACCGGCAATAATGACACAGGGAAAACAAGTTCGGGAATGACTGTTAATGAAATGTTTAATATCATTAACAAAAAGAAGAACAGCAACAATACTTCTTCAAGTACGAGCTCGAATATAAAATCCTTTTTAAACGGAAATTTGAATAAGGCAAACAGCTCCGCAGAAAATTTTAAGGAAGCAATTAAAAAACCGAACAAGTCTTTGAACGATAGAGTTAAAGGACTTACACACATGTATAATGCGGCGGTTGCGACAGGTGACACCAAAACAGCCGAGAAAATGCAGAAAGAATATGACGAGCTTGCCGACAGGGTTAATAAGCAAACGGAGATAAACCGACAGAATGTAGAAACCGCAGAAGCTGAAAACGCAAAACTTGCAGAACAGGCAGAGAAAGAACAGAAGTATGCAGATAAATACAAAAACTCTACGCTTGAACAGAGGAAAAATGCACGCATACACGCAACAACAGAAGAGCTTGACTGGCTGAACAAGCATATGTATGATAATTCATCAAGTAAGGAGTTGGAAGAATACAAAAAAGAACTGAGCAAAGAATACGAAAATCTGTATGACAGAGGAACAACAGGTACAGACGAAAACAAAGAAGCAAGACGCAGGAATATTGAAGATGAACAGGATAAAATTGATACATACATCAATAGAGCTAAACTTTCCGAACAGAAAAAAAGAGAGTATGACGATATAGTTGATAAGAATGTTATACTCAAAACTGTAATGCAGAAGTACTATGCTTTACAACACTATGATGATACCAAGCATATGCTTGCAAGTACAGGACACGATACTGACAGCATAAAAAATCAGGTGACTCTTGATGATTATAACTACATTAACAAGTTGTCCGACAAAGAGCGTACACAGATTGAAAAGAATTTTAAGAATCTGAAAAAGGAAGGTTATGACACCGAATCATTATATAAATGGTATGAAAGAGAAAGAGATGCAGAAAAAGCAGCGGAAACTACAAGAATAAGTACAGAGTATGCTGATGAACATCCTATACTCGGTTCAATTGCAAGCGTAGGAGCAAGGCTCGGTGGTGCTGTTCCCGATGCCGCAAAATATATTTCAACCGACCTTGATAAAAAATATAACGGCGGTGACGGATATATTAACCCCGAGGAAACAGGTACGGCTATATCTGATGCTATGCGTGCGAAAGTCTCAGAAAACATTAACAATGATTTCGGTTCATTCCTTTACAACACAGGAATGAGTATGGCTGACTTTGCCTCTTTGTTACCACTCAATGCCGTTCCGGGCGGACAGGCTTTGTCACTCGGCATTATGGGCACAAGTGCCGGTGTCGGTGCGGCGAATGAAGTTATCAACAACGGCGGTACAATTGACAATGCGGTAAAGACCGGTATTGCATCAGGTATTGCCGAAACTCTTTTTGAAAAGGTTTCACTTGAACAGCTCTCAGCGTTTAAAGCAAGCGGTAAAAGCACATTTCGTGCGGCTGTCGGCAATGTGCTTAAAGGTGCATTTACTGAAGGCTCGGAAGAGGCTTTTACCGACCTTGCAAACAGATTGACTGATGACGCAATAAACAAGGATTTATCTTCATACAACCTTTCAAAGAAAAATTATATGGAACAGGGAATGAGTGAGGCTGAGGCGGAGAATGCCGCAAGCTGGGACTTTTGGAAGAATGTCGGACTTGATTTTGCCGGCGGTGCAATATCGGGTGGTGTGCTTAACCTTGCTACCGCAGGTGTCAATCTTGCAGGTGCAAAAATTGATATGGCTCAAAATAAAGAGAGCAACGCACAAATTGGTAAAGCTGTTATGGCCGATGAAAACTTTGACCTTGATTTACTCATTAGGCAAGGACTTGCAACCGACAAAAACGATAGAGCATACAACTATGCTCACAAAATGCAGAAACTCGTTGAAACCGATAACGAGGGAAAAATCAGTACCGGAGATGTCGGCAACCTTATGTATCTTATCAACAGAGAGGTTGGCAAAAATCCCGAACTTGTAAACAAAATTGCTCAGGTAACAAAGCAGAACACACAAGAGCAGAGTAATCAGGCCGTTAATGCTCAGAACGAACAGAGCCCTACACAGCAGAACACGGTTCAGAACGGACAGCAGAACGCAGAACAGGCACAGGCAAACACTGTAATAAATGCAACAAAAAAAGCCGATACAGAGGATATCGGCAAAATGTACGGCGTGTATGCTTTTGGCAAGAAGCACCCAAACGGCATTATCGCAACAGATACTTCAACAGGTAAGGTTGTAAAGGTGGCACTCAAAAGCCTTGAAAGCTCAGCTAAGATTAATCGCAATGACGAAGAAAATACACTTGTGTTCAACACAAATGACGGCAAACAGGTTAATGCGGACAGCATAACATTCTCTGACAGTCAGCTTGATACGATTGTTCACAGCGCAAACGAGTTTGACACGTACGGTGCCAGAAACTATATTTCAAACTTTGAAGAATGGAGAGAAAGTCCGCAGGCGCAGAAAATGAGTGATGAGGAAATGCTCTATAAATATAATAGAGCATATTCAGCCGCATACAGCTTTGGTCGAGAGGGTGTTAAACTTGATTCTTTAAAAGAAACCGCTGAATATAAAATTCTTAAAAACATTCTCGGTGAACAGATTGTAAGTCAGGCATTGAGCACCGGCAGAAGAGATGTTGACATTAACACTCAACACCATGCAAACAGACTGACCGAGTTAATCAACCGCAACGGCAGAGCCGACACAAGCGGTGTGGGCGTGTATGCAGACAGCGGCACAGAAGTTTCACACATTTCGCAGGAGCTTATTAATACACTCGGCAACCTTGCGACAAAGACGGGCAGAAACATTATTATTTCAGACCGCCTTGCTGACGGAGTGAACGGTGTTGCAAGAGATGGCAACATTATCCTTAGCTCAGAAATTTCAAGTCAGAAAATCCTTGCCACAGCTTTACACGAAGCCGGACATATGATTAAGAAAACTAACCCGACCGAGTGGCGAACATTAAGTGACTTTTTGACAGACTATCTTGTACGCAAGGGTGTTAACCTTAACAAGATGATTGACCGTACAATTGAGAGGTACGGCAACCGACTGCAGGCCGATGAACACGAAAACACAAGAGATGCCGCACTGGAAGAAATTGTATGCGACACACTTATGAGCATTGCCTCGGATGAAAAGGCTCTCAATATTGCCCTCAGAACGAAGCAGAACAAATCAAAAATTGCAGCGGCAATTAAGTCTTTGATTGCAAAAGTAAAGAATTGGCTCATCGGCAAGAGCACAAACTACGGAGCAAAAGTCTTTGCAAAAGACCTTGAAGCTCTTGAAAACCTCGCTCAAAGATTTTCTGAGGCGGCTGATACTGCAAAGGAAAATATTACCGAGCAAACAGAGGTCCAGAATGGGGAGAGGTTGGATGTTGAGAAATATTCAATGGGAAGTACCGACAACATAGTACAAGCGGAATTTGAAAAGAAAGTTGATGAAATTGAAAAAAACACATACAATAGTGACGATGCGGTAATTATGGGTATTACACCTAATATTTTACAAAAAATCGGATTAGCACCATTACCTCTTGCTATGACTAAAAATCATATTTATTCTGTCGCAGTATCAGATACAAGAGCAAAAAGTGAGGGGAGATATCATAAAAATACCAATTATCACAATTTAGGGTTTGATACTGTAAAAGATATTTACAATAAAATTTCTGATCCGCTTATGGTAATAGCTCACCCTGATTTTGCGGTAAAGAAAAATAAGAGCAAAGACAGCACCCATAAAGTAGTTGTTTTAGTTGATTTATCAGTTGACGGAAAACAGGTAATTGCACCGATAACTGTTGATTATCAAGGAATGTATAACAACACGCTTATAGATGTAAACCTTGTTGCAACATATTTTGATAAGAGTAATATCAACGATTATATAAAAGAAGCCATTGCTTTGGAAACAATGGGCAAAACAGGATTCTTTTATTTAGACAAAAAAAGAACCCAGAATATTTTTAAGAAGTCAGGGTACCAATTACCCAGCCAACTTAAAAATTCGGGTTCCAATATTATTATACGTCCTATTGATGATATTGTCAATAAAAAAATCAATAATATTACTCAAAGCAAACAATTTATCAGATGGTTCGGTGATTGGCAGAATAGCCCTGCAAAAGCAAGTAAAGTGGTAGACAACAACGGTGAACCGCTTGTTTTGTACCACCAAACAGAAAAAGAGTTTACAACCTTTGATACAAAACAAAAAGGCTCGGGAGAATTTGACAGTGAAATGCCTACGGGTATATTTATGAAACCGACAAACAACGATATCGGAGTTGGCGGAAATATTCAAATGCCGTTGTATGCCTCTATTAAAAATCCCCTCATTGTCAACAACAGAAGCGAACTTGTTAAATTTTACGATAAGAATGTACAGGGATATACGAAAGCTAAAAGTGCGATAGACAGCGTTAATAAGGAATACAAGGCTAAATTCAACGAGGAGATGAAAAGAGAAAACGAGGAATATCAAAAGCTGTGGAATGCGAAAAAGAACGGTGAAATATCTGAAGAAGAGTACCAAAAATCCATATCAAGAGATGCACTTGATGAAATTATGGAAGAATGGGAAAATAAGGTTAATGAAGCAAGCCATAACGCTAAAGCCTTGATAGATGATTATTTCAAAAACAGCAATTATGACGGTGTTATCGTTAATAATGATGTCGGCAGTTTTGGAAGAAGCACAAAAACATTCATAGCATTTGAAAATACTCAGGTTAAATCTGCAACAGACAATATCGGAACATTTGACGGCAACAACCCTGATATTCGTTACAGCCTTGATGAAGATTATGATTTTAAAGATGAAAAAGCCGGTGCAATACACGATACGCTGAATTTTTCAATTGACGATGAATACGATGACTTATTTGATTTTAATGGCAATGGCGAACAGCACATTGATTTTGACAAGGCAATTGACAAAAACAACCCTGAATTGACGATTGAACAGATATATCATCATTCTGCCCGCAATGTTAAAGAGGGTTTACTTGCCGGCAAGGGCATTAAGCCTGAGCAGAAGAAAATCTATAACATGGTCAAGTCTGTAATGAGAAGCTACCACATCAATCCTAATGCTGAAACGGACTCACTTATTACCGAGTATGTGGATGCCTTGAATACATTCATTGATTCCGTACAGAATGATAAGTCAAGTTTTACAGATGCTTTTGAAAGTTTCGTATTGAAATGCCGTGAAGCATTGCAATACTCGACACAGCTGGATGAACAGCATGAAGCGTGGGTCAAAGAAATTCGTGACGAATTAAAAGGCACAACTCTGCTTATTCCTAAGAGCGCAATCGACACAATTAAGGAAAATTACGGCAGCGTTGGAAAATACAAAAAAGCCTTGTTTGGCAAAATCAATGTTAAATTAGAGCATAATGCAAAAGGCATTAACGGTAATGCAGTTGGTTCGTACATTGAAGATATCGGTTCACACCTTGAAAATATCGGTGGCAGGTCGCTAATGATAGAGGACGGCTTTGAGTGGGACAGCGACAGCGGTTATCGTATGCTTGAGCATATTATGAATTATGTGCTTGCACCGCAGTATGTGGCGACATATGACGGTAAGTTTCAAAGCGAAAGCACGATTGATGCGGCGGCTATTCAAATGGCGTTTGATACTACAGCGGAATACCTCAAACAGCAAGGTAAAGCGGCAGTAATGCAGAATAATATTGATAAGAATAAACTTAGAGATATTAACAAGGCATTGAGACAGGCTGAAAAAGCAAAAACTTCGCTGAATCAAAAAACTATCGAAAATTATAAAACTGACATTGCCGAGCAGAAAGCAAAATACAACGAACAGCGTGACAAATACCGTCAGGCATATAACGCTCTGAAAGATAAAAAATCAGAAGAAGCCAAAAGGTATCGTGATAAAATCCACGAGCTTGAAGAGCTAAGTAAAAACCAAAAAGCCATTATTAAGACCGTCAAAGATACCTTTAGGGCTCAATATACCGAAAAAAGAGAGCAAACAAAATATATGCAAATGCTCGGCAGGAAGTTTGATAAGCTGGTTAAAAAGTTTGACGCTAAGTCAAAAAATACCGAGAATATCCCCGAGTCGCTCAAAAGACCTATACTTAATGTATTGATAGGATTTAAAGAATCTGCTGACCCCGGACAATATAAGAATGGTGGAAAAAAAACTATACCGAAATATTTCGGAGCATGGAACAATGTCGCTGAAATCGGCGAACAGGTAAGAAACTTGTATGAAGAGTATAGAGCCTTAGAACCTAAGCCTAAGAAGAATGACGAAGGCAAAGAGGAAAAAGAATCTACACCTAAAGGTATGCAATATTCATACATTGACATTAACTCAATTGCTTACAATGAAAGAACACTCAAAATGCTTGAAATAGTTAAAGATGAATTTGCAGAGTATGCAACCGATGAAAACGGTGAAACAATATACGATGCCGACGGCAAACCAATCAAAATAGGATATAAAAACATTTTCGATTTGGATTCAGCTGATTTAAGGTTGCTCTATGACACAATGACGGCTCTTGAAGCCTCTTTAACACAAGCTACAGAAATCATCATTAACGGTCAAAGAGAATCTATTGCCAGTGCAGCGGCAAAAGCACTTGATGAAGTCTCTAATGTAAATTACAACAAGGGTGTCAATATCAATGTATTAAGTAAAAACACTGTCGGCAATAAAATCAATGCCGCATTATCAGACATGAAAGAGTTAAGTAATAGATTTGTTGCGACAAGCCTTGACCCGGTAAGATACGGCAGATTTCTGAGTGGATATAATGATAATAGCATTGTTGCTAAACTCTTCAAAGATTTGCATGACGGAGATGTTAAGCGTGAGAAGATAATGCAGAAAGCCTATACCAAGGTTCAAAGTGTTGCGTATCAGTACTCTGAAAAAGATTTGGCAAAAATACAAAAGAATGATGTTAAGGAATTTGATTTCAGAGATACCGAAACAGGCGAAAGGGTTAAGGTTAGTCAGGGCATTATAATGTCAATCTATCTTACAGATCAACAATCATCAGGCAGACGACATTTGCTTGCCGACAGACTTAATCATTATACCGTGCTCCCAGATTTAGATAGTGCTAACAGTCGCAGACATAGCAAGCAGGAAAAAGCAAAATCAGAAAATCATCACAAAGTAAGATTTACTTATGAAGATTTACAACACATCAAGAGATATGTTGAGAGCAATAAAATGCTCAGAGAAATTTCAGGAGCGATTAGCGAAGTCCTTAACAACGAGCTTCAACAGGAAATTAACAAAGTAAGCATGTCAAAATATGGTATGCTGATTGCTACCGTAAGGAACTATTTCCCTATTTCTGTGTACGGTGACGGTGCGGCATATGAAAAGGACTTTTCTGCCGAGTTTAATGACCTTAGAATGAAAAGCAGAGGCTTTGTGAAACGCCGAGAAAGCTCGTCTGCTCCTATTGTTATTGACGATGTTTTCAGAGTCTTTAACAGGCATACCAACTCTGTTGCCGAATGGTGCGGATTGACGACACCAATTGAGAACTTCAAAAAAGTGTATAACTGGATAAATACTAATAGTCTTAACGGAACTACTTTGCATGAGGCTATAATGGATAAATACGGTAAGGCTGCAGAGCATTACATTGATAAACTCATGGGAGACCTGCAAAAATCGAAGGACACAATTGACAATAACTTGTTGACTCGCATGCAAGGCAACTATATGGGTGCAGCACTTCTGCTGAATCCCGGAGCAATGATAAAACAGTTTGCCGCATTTCCTACAGCCAATGCTTATTTTGGTACAAAAAATGTTGCAACAGCATCAGCCGGCGGAATGTGGCGGGTTGACCTTGAAAAATATGCCGAATACACTCCATATTTGTGGTACAGAGCAGAGGGTAACGGAACAGTAGTCGGTGAGCTCAGCAGAGAAGCCGGTGTTGTTGGCGGCACAAAAAGCAAAATGGACATTATGAGCAAGGTTGATAGATATGTTGTTGGTTGCCTGCTTAAAGCGGCAGAGTTACATGTTGAACAAACAACAAACCTTAAAAAAGGCAGCGATGCATTTTACAAGGAAGTTGTCAGACAATTTGAAAAATGTGTTGATGAAACTCAGCCTAATAATATGGTAACATCAAAGCCACAATTCATCAGGAATAATGTTCTAAAAATATTATCAATGTCGGCTTTTAGAAGTCAAACAATGGCAATCGGCAACACTATCATAGATTCTTATATGGAATACCGTACAAGAAGCAATGACTATAAATTGTCAAAATCTGCTGAAAATAAGAGCGCAAAAAAAGTGGCAATGAAAAAATTTGCAAAATCGCTTATAGGGGCGACAGAATCAGCTTTGCTTATAGGCGGTTTAACCACATTAGTTAATATGCTCCTGTGGCATAAGTGGGACGATGAAAGAGATGACAAGGGAAATGTGACAGCTGAAAACATTTTCAAAAGTGTTCTTGATTACAGCATGGAGTCATTTGCCGGCACTTTTACTTTCGGCGATACAGCATATAGTGCCATTGCCCATATGATTGACAACGATAGACCGTTTTATGGGCTGGACTCTATGAGCCTTGAAAATGTTAATAATTTCATTGAAAACATTTCAAAGGGCAATTATATCTCTGCTGCGACCTTGTTAGGCGATTGTTTCGGCTTGCCGGCAAGCAATATTAAGAGAATGGCCCTCAGCTTAACCTCATACTTTACCGACCTGACAAAAGGCAGAGGCGAGATTATATCCGATAATAAAGGAAATATTAACACAACTGTGCTTGTGCCGTTGATGATTAACGCTACGATTGACGGAGATGCCGACAAAGCTCAATATTACGAGCAGCTGTATGTCAACACAATAATGGATACAAAGGGTAAAACCGAAAAAGAGGCTCGTAATATGCTTGAGCAGAAAGTCATAAAAGCATTATCAAAGAATAATGATGACATTGAAAAGGCGGCAGTAGCAAGAGCTAACGGTGACCTTAACACTTATGAAAGCCTCATTAACAAGGTCTCTTCCTATGGATTCGGCAAGAATGATGTTATTAAGGCCTCTGACAAGGTTATAAGTAATATTATTGCTAATATGAAAAAAGAGGGCATAACAGACGAAGATGCCGCAAAATCTGACCTTGTGGACAACCAAGGCTTTACGGAACAGGGGGCAGAGTATGTCTTGAAAAAGATGGCATCGTCGACAGATGATGAAAAATCAGAAGAAAGTATTTTCGATTCTACCGGTAACGATGACACTCTAATGTATAAGTACACTGACGCTTTTGAATATTTGAAGAACGGCGATACCGAAAGCTATGAAAAGGTTGAAAAATACCTTATGGAGCATAAAGGTAAGACAAAAAATCAAATGAAAAAGCTGATGCAGAGTGCAAGCCGAACAGACCCGATATTTGAAAAGTATATTGAGGCAAGCAAAAACAACGATGCCGATACAACACACACATTGTACAGACAGTTACTGAATATCTACGGCTCCGAAAGTAAATTTAAGTCTGCATTAAAAAAATATCAGGGTAAAGTCAAAAAGCAACAAAGTAAATAAACAAATTAAGGGCAGCGGAAACGCTGTCCTTTTTGTGTGGGTTTTAACTTTTTTGAGCCTGCCGAAAACTATATAATGTAATTAACGATAGGGGGCGGCATTATGAATACGCTTAAATTTGAGGTATATAAAAATACCCTGAAACGCAGGAATGGATTTAATCCGGTTCTCGGTGAAAAGAAATACACTAAAATCAAATGTTACTTTATGGAATCCGACTGGGACAATTGCTCTCTTGTCACTGGCAACTTTATGAGCGAAAAAGATAATATTGTAAAAAGCACAGTCAGTTTGACAGAGGATAAAACGGCAGAATTTGAGTTACCGACAGATATTGATGGTGACAAAATCTATTTCAACTTGACCGGTAGTTATGCAGATAACAGCGGTAATACAGTAACACTCAACACGAATCTTGTTGGAATCAACAGGCAGAAAGGTATGTTGCCGAGTGAAACCGTAGGTTTTGGATTGTATGAAAAAATTCTTGGTTTTTACAATAAGATTTCGGAACTTGTTGAACAGTTAAAAAACTATGTTACACCTGAAATGTTTGGCGCTAAGGGTGACGGAGTAACAGACGATACGGCCGCATTGCAGCAAATGTTTAGTCAAGCTGGGATAAATAATCAAGCGATTAAACTTGGTAACAGTAAAACATATTTAATTAGCAACACGCTTAGATATGATGTTGCTAGAGCAAATTTTGATGGTAATTTTGCAACAATTAAAGTATCTGACAGTTGCCAAAAACAGGATGAAACATATTACGGCTCAGAGCCGAAAGTAACAGGCTCGTGGAGCTTGAACTCGGTTATTACAGTTAACATAAAATCGGGTAATGATGCTAAATACAATATCGGCTCGTTCAAGAAGCTAATAATAGATTGCAACAACGGACTCGCAAAACACGGACTTAAGATTGAAAATGAAGGTAAAACAAATTACGCTCATATTATGGTAAGAAATCCTGCGCTGTACGGAATCAGAAGTTATGGCGGAAATGAAGCTACTTTTAGCTTTATTTCCGGTACGAGAAGTGGCATAAGTGAGGCTGCCAAAGACATCATAACAAGCGGTTATGTCAAGGGTGACGAAAGGCTTCTTTCAACGATGTTATTCCTCGGCTGTGCTGACACCTATGTGACAGACTCTATTTCTGTAGACTTTGAATGCGGCTTTTTGACTGGGGGAGCGGACAATCATTTTAACAAGTGTCACGCGTGGTGTGCATATAACACAAACATTATGAGTCATTCCACTTCTTTTACGGTTTGGGGCGGTGTTGCCACTTTTAGTCAATGTATGGTAGACTCTACCAAATATGGGTTTAAATTTTTCAATGCGGGCAGAGCGTTAATTAATAACTGTCTTAACGGATATAATCAAGTTTATAAAGACAATTTAGAAACTTGTGGCATTCCATACCTTACGTACTTTGCAACTGCCTCAGATACGCCCAATTATAAGTCAACAAATAGAGGAACAGGAACTAAAATGACCAATAATGAATGGAAAGCAGATGTTATTGGTTGCAATTTTGACAATTTAGGTCAAGATGGAGACGGTTATATTAGTGTGGATTTTTTGCCCATAAATATGAAAAATGTTCATGTGCGCGCTTTAGATACCGTTTTTGACACGATAACAGGAAACGCAAAACTTAATCCATACTCGACACAGTCCGATTTTGTTAAATCGGCAACATGTAGGTACCTTAAAGTAGGTAATGTATGTGCGGCTCATATTTGTTTAACTATGAATGCATCTACTTTAGGAAAACATAAGTCACTGCATCTTATTGATTTACCCTTCAATAACACAAAAGAGCGAATAACAACAATAGGTATTTGCTCAACAGGGGACTTGTTTAAGGGTTTGATAGGTGAGGGAAAAAATTGGTTTTCCATCACTTTATTGGCGGATAAAGATTTTATCTTTTCTGATGGTGATGAATTAAATTTTGATTTTGTGTTTTAGGTGATGTAAATGTGGGATTGGATTATACAATATTGGGTGCAGGCTCTTTTCGGTATTATACTCGGCGCTATCGTTGCAATAATAAAAACCGAGTGGACCAAAATCAGGGCAATTGGCAAAGGCACACAGTCATTGCTTAGGGCGGAACTTATTCGCTCGGGCGAAAAATATATTGAAAGAGGTTGGATTGAGGTTTATGCCAAAGATGCATATGACAAGTGCTATCAGTCATATCATCATCTCGGGCAGAACGGAACAATGGACGATATGCACGAAAAGGTCATGAACTTACCGACTAACCCAATTATAAGAAAGGATGAAAAAAAATGAACAAGAAAAAAATTAAAAAATGGGCGGTTGCGGCACTCATCAGAGCCGCAAAGACAATGGCACAGACAGCAGCGGCAACACTCTCGGTTGCGGTAGTGATGAGCGACGTCAACTGGGTTGCGGTTGCAAGTTCAACACTTCTTGCCGGCATTCTCTCAATGCTGACAAGTGTCGGTGGCTTGCCGGAAGTTAAAGAAAGCGAGGAATAGTTATGAAAAATACAAATTTTATTAAGTTTGCAATATCTGAGGTAAACAAGTATGTGCTAAATCACATAGATAAGTCAGATGATACACCTGATTTTGACACTTTCGTTGTGTGGTCGTGTAAGACTTTGCAAAACCACAAATGCCTTATCAGCACAACATTACACGACGGTATGTACTACGAATGTACATACAACGGTGATAAAAACGAAATGTATCTTGACGCATATAAAAAGTTTGAAAACAAAAAAATTATTTGCGAAAGCGAGGAATAACCATGAAAGTTACTGCTGTTGATGTAAGTTTCTGCCAAACAAATGTCGATTATAACAAGGTCAAGGCTGACGGTATCGACACGGTTATTATTCGTGCCGGCTTTGGCCGTGAAACTTACCAAAAAGATGCACAGTTTGAAGAGCATTATAGAAAAGCAAAAGCCGCAGGACTGAAAGTCGGTGTATATTGGTTTTCGTATGCGTACAGCGTTGCCGAGGCGAAGAAGGAAGCAAGTGCTTGCCTTTTCTGCTTGAACGGCAGAAAACTTGATTTACCGGTGTTTTATGACTTAGAGCTTGGCTCTCAGACCAAACTCGGTAAAGATACTTTAACAGCAATGGCAGTAGCATTTTGTGAGTGTATCAAAGTTTACGGTTATTCAGCTGGAGTGTACGCGAGCGCAAGCTGGTTTACAAGTTTTCTTAACTATGAGAAATTAAAAAAGCAATATGCAATTTGGTTTGCTCAATGGGAAACAGACTCTCCGTGTCGGACTTGTGACATCTGGCAGAACTCCGACAGCGGAAAAGTCAACGGCATTAATGGTAATGTTGATACCGACATTGTATTCAATGCCAACTATAAGGGCAGTTCAGCAACAACGATTACAACGCCGAAATACTACGGCACTAAAGCTGTACAGGCGTGGGTTGGAACAACAGTTGACGGAATCTATGGCCCTGACACAAAGAAAAAATTGATAATGAAGCTCCAAGAAGAGCTCAATCGCCAGTTCGGCATGAACCTTGTTGTTGACGGTATTTACGGAGTAGGAACACATAACGCTATTGTTGTACTCTCATACGGTTGTAGAGGTAATCTTACCAAAGTTTTGCAGGGCTTGCTCATCTGTAAAGGGTATGACACAAACGGCTTTGACGGTATTTACGGTGTTGGTACAAATTCCGCAGTTAAATCATATCAGCGGACTCACTGTTTGAATGATGACGGTATCGCAGGCGGCAACACTTTCAGAAGTTTGTGCGCTTAATCCAAATCCAACACGAAATCCAACACATCGAAAATAAAAGTCAGTATTTATCGGAATAATAAAGCTGATATAACGGGTTCGAATCCCGCCGGCTCAGCCATGAAACAGGCACTTGCAATTTTATGTAAGTGCCTGTTTCAATTATAGTTATCTGTCGAGGGTTAAGCTATTGCGTTGCAACGATATACATAAAAAAGAATGCAAAAGATAAATTTTTTAAAAATACTCTTGACCTAAAGTTAGCTTGAGGTTATATAATATAGCTAAAGAGAAATATCTCTGATTTATATTTAAAATTTATATGATAAGGAGCTCTGATTACGATGTATATTGAAAAAATAAACGGACCGCAGGATGTTAAGAAACTCAGTATTGATGAACTTAACGCTCTTGCATCGGAGATGCGTGACGCTTTACTTCACCGTGCAAGTGTTCACGGCGGTCACTTCGGCCCGAATTTCGGTATTGTAGAGGCTACAATTGCCCTTCATTATGTATTTGATTCACCACAGGACAAGTTTGTGTTTGATGTATCACACCAGTCATATCCTCATAAAATCCTCACAGGCAGAAAAGAGGCATATATTGCACAGGAGCATTACGATGATGTAACAGGCTATGCAAGCCCCATAGAGAGCGAACACGATATGTTTACTGTCGGTCATACATCAACCTCTGTCAGCCTTGCCTGCGGACTTGCAAGAGGCAGAGATGTAACAAACGGCAAGGGTAATGTTATTGCACTCATCGGTGACGGCTCAATCAGCGGCGGTGAGGCTCTTGAAGGTTTTAATGTTGCCGGTGAAATGGATTCTAACCTGATTATTATAGCAAATGATAACCAAATGTCAATTGCAGAAAATCACGGTGGACTTTATAAAAATCTCAAACTTCTTCGTGACACAGACGGCAAGGCTGGATGTAACCTTTTCAAGTCAATGGGGCTTGATTATGTATATGTCAAGGACGGCAACAATATTGAAGAGCTTATCAAGGCTTTTAAGTCTGTAAAAGACATTGATCATCCTGTTGTTGTTCATATTAACACTCTTAAAGGTAAAGGTTATAAGCCTGCTGAAACTGACAAAGAAAGCTGGCATTGGTGTATGCCGTTTGATATTGAAACAGGCAAAACTACTGTTAATTTCCCTGATGAGGAGGACTACAGCTCAATCACAACAGATTATCTTAGAAATAAGATGAAGTCTGACAAGTCAGTTGTGGCGATTACAGCCGGTACTCCGGCACTTTACGGCTTTACTCCTGATGAGAGAAAAGCATTCGGCAGACAGTTCCTTGATGTAGGCATCGCAGAACAGACAGCTGTTGCAATGGCATCTGCTATCGCAAAGAACGGCGGCAAGCCCGTATTCAATGTTTACAGCTCATTCATCCAGAGAACCTACGATCAGCTTTCACAGGACTTGTGCCTTGACTCAAACCCTGCAACAATCCTTGTTCAGACTGCGTCGGTAAACGGTATGACAGATGTTACACACCTCGGAATTTTTGATATTCCCATGATTTCAAACATTCCTAACCTTGTTTATATAGCTCCGACAACTAAGGAAGATTACCTTGCAGTCCTCGACTGGAGCATTGAGCAGACAGATTACCCTGTTGCAATTCGTGTTCCTGTTGCAGAACTTGTTTCAACAGGCAAGCCTTGCACAAAGAATTTTGCAGAACTTAATAAATATGAAGTTGCTCAGCAGGGCGGTAAGATTGCCGTAATCGCACTCGGTTCATTCTATGGAATGGGCGAACAGGCTGCAAAGCTTATTGAGGAAAAAACAGGCACAGCACCTACTCTTATCAATCCTTACTACATTACAGGCGTTGACACAGAACTTCTTGAAAGCCTCAAGAAAGACCATGATGTCGTTGTAACACTTGAAGACGGTGTGCTTGACGGTGGTTTTGGTGAGAAGATTGCCCGTTTCTACGGTCCGTCAGATGTTAAGGTTATCAATTTTGGTCTTAAAAAGGAATTCCTTGACAGATATAATCCTGCCGATGTCCTCAAAGAAAACCGCCTCACACCCGAACAGATTGCAGAAGATGCAGTCGCTTTGATTTAA